TTCTTTCGACTAGAATTTTACATTCTACGCAGGGGACGATCTTTCGGGCCTTCGTTCTATGTAACAGTATTTATTATACACTTTCTTTATATTTTTGTCAAGTGTTACGAAATCAAACTATTTGTTTTCGGGTGGGAGTCTTCCTAGATATGGGTCATAATCAAATATTTCGTCCCAGTTTTGGATTTTATTTGAATCATTCTCCCAAAAATTAGTAAGACCACTATGACTGCTACGATGAAATACCTCAACGTGATCACCGTGTATTGATGAACCCATTTCTATTTTATATAAAAGCAATGGCATTGCATATGTATTTCCAGAATTGTATATCAAATCATCTGCCACTGCTCTTGGTTTTGCTCCCTGATCAAGTTTGTACTTATCACCACGACAATGTAATCTCACAAGTTTTTCTGCGTGATGACGAGTAATAATATATGATGCTGTTGAAAAATCATTTACAAATCTCTTATGCATCTTAATAAACAACTGGCCAGGATTTATGATTGCAGTTTGAAATACATCAAAGTCATATGGTATCTTTGACATAACATCTCTCCAAGAAAAATCCCAATGTCTTACGGGATTGAAATCACAATCATCTTCGATTATAAAAGCATAAGGTTCATCTGTTTTTAGAAACTCCTTCATTGCTTTTAAATGGGAAGTCACGCATCCAACCTCACCTGATGTCATTCTTTCTGGATACTTTCCTTTTAAAATATCACTTAAATCATCTTCACGACCATCATAAGCAGAGATACGTGTATAGTTTTCAATCTCCCAATACTTAAATTGAGTTTCCATATAAAACCATCTCTCAGGTTCACCATCTAAATTAATACAATAGATTGGTGGTATGCCTTTTAGTTTGTATGCTGATTTATTTTTATCCATATTAATCAAGAATGTCTATAGTGGGAGACCAACCCAATGATCTTAGTATTGTTGTATCTGCACACAAACTGTCTGGTTCATTTGGAGTATGATCTAATATCGGAAGATCACTTCTACCCATCTTCATAGCCAGTTCTAAAACAGAGTGATTTTTACCTGTGCCTATATCTAGCACACCTCGAAAGTTATCAGGTAACAAACAACTTATTGCTGTTGCGATATCATTAACGTGAATCCAATCTCTTCGATGTCGTGTAATATACTGTGCAGTATTATCTTGAAGCATTCTGTAAAGCATATCATCTCTACTACCTTCCTCTGCCCATACGTTAAAGAATCTCATACCCACACTGTTAGGTGGTGCCATTGACTCATTAACTTTTTTTGTAATTGCATATGGATTTTGCCACCATTCGTGAGCACCTGCAGAACTCGCATACAATAATCTAATTTTGTTTATCTTACAATACTCGAATATTGGTTTTGTTTTAGTTACATTATTTTCCCAAAATTTATTTGGATCTTGAACACTCTCTCTTAGTGCAGCGAATGCAGCAAGATGTACAATTACATCATATCTTATCGAATCACAAGCATAGAATCTTATAAAATCACGAATGTCATCTGGTTTATCTAAACCACGAACCTCATGACCTTCATCTTGTAAATGTTTAAAGACATGACTGCCAATAAAACCTTTGTGTCCTGTAACTAAAATATTCATTTACAATATTTTTTTAAATAATTTTGATCAGAATAATACTCTTTTAATTGTTCCTTGTTCATCTTGCCAAGTTTAATCCATTCAAGTTGATTATCTTCCATGTGTGGATTACTAAACCAAGAGTTTTCACCCCTTGAATGTTCTAGATGATAAACATAATTATTAATCCTACCTACATTATAACCTAATTTTGTAAATCTGTAATGTCTTTCTTTATCTTCTGGTGCATATGCTTTGAAATTCTCATTTTCCATACCACCTTCTATATAAACTTTACGATTAAAAAATTGTACCCAACCAAAATCAGATGTATGAGTATTTGATACTGAATCTAAGTAAGAATAATCTGTTTTTTCTAAAAACTTAGATACAACATCATCTGTGGCTGCGACTTGCTTCTGATACATTCCCTGACCATAAGGATAGACAACATCAAACTTACCACTCACAATATTATCATATGCAATCTTATAAGATTCCTTTGGAAGTATTGCATCACAATCGTAATTTACAACTATATCTGTGTCTGCTTCCATTATCATTTCATTTAAAACTCTCTGTCTATGAAACAGAGGTTTATCACTTTTTTCAAAAATAAAATTAAAGTTTTTCCATATACCATTCTCTACAATTTCATCTAATATCGGCATTGCTTGTTCTTCAAATACTGATTTAGAATCAACTTCTTTAACTATTATATTAGTATCAAAATTTTCTACTAAAAATGCTACTATTGTTATAACATTTCTCAGTCTATCTGTAGACTCAATCCTGATAGGAATAATAAACGTAGCTTGTGATAAATTAATTTTCATAATCTTTGATTATCCAACGCTCTGGTATAATATCAGAGGTATCTAAATGTGTCATCGCAGATCCAAACCATTTCCTAGGATTTGGAGCAATAACTTTTCCACGATCATTTTGCAACCAAGCACCCCACCATGAGAAAGAACTATTTGCTATTATAGCACCAGAACATAGAGACATCAAGCATAAGTCAACTTGCGGTAACAAAGTGTTCTGCATCTTACCTAAACCATCTATTGTTCTGTAAGAATATCTTTCTACATTTTCATTAAATAAAAATCTATTTTGTTTAAAATATTCTTGTGATTTACACCATGTTAAATCATCAGTAAAAACAAAACATGGGGTATCATCAGGAAATTCTTTTAGGCACTCATCAAAGAATGATATCGGTAGTATCGGATGATATTGTTCTCTTCCTATATTATCAGATTGTCTTACGTGTAAAAAAATTGGTGGTTTATCTAATGTCTCAATATACTCTCTACATGATTCTAAATATTCTTTCTTAAATGTAAAATCTTGATGAATTTGATCTGCAATATTTTCAAAATATTTTTCTGTTTGAAAGTAACCCTCTAAGTTAGAATTGTCTGGGCACTCAGTAAGAAACTCAGGTATAAAACAATGATCATTCTCTTGAACATTCTGTCCATCTACAAATCCTAGATTCTTTGGTTTAACATTTGACATTTCAAAAGTTTCAAACAACCCATAATTATCTTTGTGTTGATAATCTTCTGGTGGTATCTTCCAATCATAGTTTCTTGCAGCAGCGATTCCTCTCAGTGATGCATACTGAAACATTTGATTTCCAAGGCGACCATTCGATCCTAATCTATTATATCCAATCATAAATCAATAGTAATTATTTTTTCTGTAGGGTTGTCAAATATGATTCTAGAATCAACTCTATCTTTTAACGATAAATCTGTACAATATACTTTATATCCAGAATTTAAAAGATGTAATGCTAATTCATATGGCCTACTCTCTGTAAGAATATCTACTCCTTCTTTATATGTCAAGTATTTGAAATAATATGGAAGATTTTTCTTATTATTAGTTACATAATATTCGTATAAAAATTTTGTATGTTCGTTATTAAACTTATCTGTTGTTGTTCCTAGAGGAGTTTTTACACCTGCCTTACTTGCATATGCAGCAAAGGCACGATTGTCTCTGGGAAAACAAGGGCCTCCAAAACCGTATCCGTAGTTTAGATATTTTGTTCCTATTCTACTATCGCCACCAATTGCCTTGAGAACTGCACTAACTTCATCCTCCATACCATCTCTAATCATTACTTGACCAACTTGATTGGCATATGTAATTTTAGTAGTAAGATAACAATTAACTGCTATCTTTGTAAGTTCTGCTGCTTTTGCACTCATTACATGCACATTAGCATCTTTATATCCTAGTTGAATCATATAATATAAATGCTCTAATACTTCAGAGTGTCTTCCTTTACCACCCAATAAAACCATATCTGCATTCTGTAAATCTTTGATGATAGATCCTTGTGCAATAAATTCTGGATTATAATATACATCAACACTATCAGGTAATGATTCTTTAAATTGATCACAATCACCAGGATTTGTAGTGCAACCAACCACAAAACTTTTTGGATAATTAGCAATTTTACTCATCTCTCTTTTAATATCTTCAACTACTTTCCATACAGCACTTACATCATAACTACCATCCTCTAACGAGGGTGTTTGTACAAGTGTGAATATGATATCAGATTCTCTTATAACCTTAGAGTTATCTGTAGTAAATTCTATTTTTTGAGATTTTTCTAAAAGTTCTTGAACCTGTGGTTCTGTAGTATTAATTTTTTTAGTTTGAAGATCATGAATATAATCTTCACGTACATCAGATGCAATAACATCAAGACCAATTTTTTCAATCAAAAGAGCAAGACAGATACCTAATCTTCCTGCTCCTATTAATCCTATTTTCATAATTTAAATGTGGGGATAGGTTCCATTTTATGTTTATTAAGAGTGTTGAACTTGTCAAGTATCTTAATAGCAGATCCTGTACCATATTCCATTGCCTCTTCCAGTTGTTCGTAAGATGTACCTAATTGGTCTTCATCTGTTCTTTTATCATCCCATAAACCATCAGTTGGTTTTGCTTCAATGATTCTAGAATCAACACCTAAATGTTTACCAAGTTCCCACACTTCTGTTTTATATAGATCTGCAATCGGAGCAATGTCTACACCGCCATCACCATATTTTGTATAAAATCCAACACCGTAATCTTCTACCTTATTTCCTGTACCAACAACGATACCTTTATATTGGCCTGCGAACTGGTAAAGTGTCATCATCCTTAATCTAGATCTTGTATTTGCAAGTGCATGTTTATCAGTTGCATATCTTTCAAGATCAGTTTTAAATGTTTTGAAAGTATTTGTTAGATCAATCTTTTCTGCTTTAACATTTATATACTTTCCTGATAACCATCTGAGATGTGCATCTGACAATCTTTGTTGATATGGATCTTGATGTATCGGCATACTTAATGCGATTACATTATATTTTGTTTCTGATGCAAGAGTGGATGCAACTGCAGAATCTATGCCTCCTGAGACACCTACAACAAAACAATTCAAACCAGATGACTTAATATAATCTGACATCCAATCAACTATTCTATTGGAAACATCTTTGTAATTTGAAATTCTATTCATTTTCAATATTCAATACCTAAACTATTAATTGTTGATTTAACTACATCACATTTACAATCACAATACCCTTCTTTATTCGATTCAATTATATCATTAATATAATCCATATCAACTAAATCTGGATGCACCCACCAATCTTCAAATGGGAGATGGCAATTATCATTAATATCATTGGCATTGATATCACCAAAAAGAAGAAGGTAACCACGATTTTCAAGTATTTTACGAGACTCTGATCTTACCTTATAAAAATTATCAGAATTATATGGTATCCAACCATTCCATTGCCCACCAACATTATGTTTACTATTTTTTTCAGCACAGTAAATATCATGTTCAAAAGTAATGGTGGCAAATTTATGAGTATCCATCACTTGCTTGTTTAATTTTTCAAGTAAAGTTAATGGTGTTAACATTCCAGCTTCTAAATCAATCTGCAAATAATCTATGTTTTTAGGAACTTTAAGTTTAGAAAAAATATCTACATAATCAAGTTCCGTGGCATCTGCAATAATATAAGTAGTATCTTCTGATCTGTATTTTTCATAAAGTGATTTGTACTTATCTTCAAATTCAAACATCAATCCTTTCCACTCATATTCACTCTCAAGAAGATAAGTGTTATTATCATCTATTGGATGTTGAGATCCAAATTCTAAAAAGTATCCATTTTTTTTGAACTTATTTAAACTAAGGGCAAATTTATCTTGTCCTGCAGATCCTCTATAATTAATAATTTTGGTCATAAAATCCTATACCTCAATTTTTTTAAGTTTAATTTCATCTGGATATTTCCTTCCATTATTATAGAACTCTTTATGTTTCTCTTTAATATATTCAAGTTCTTTAGAGTTTACCATCCACCCACCTTCAGGGTGTTCAAAAATCATATCACAATTAGAAGAACCAACTCTATTTTTATTTTCTCTATTTGCTATGAGAGTCCCAGAAATAAAGTCAGGCATCCCATATTTCCATCTCATTCTATGATAGAACTCAGTATCTAAACAATGTTTTATATTAGTATCAAAGTGTTCTTTACAATCTTTCCTAAAAGATAAATTAGAAGGAGCACTTAAAAAATTTCTTCCTTCAAGAGTGTAATCAGACCATACTGGATCTTTAGGATTAAAGAATTTAGAACCATCATTAGTCATCTCACAGAATCCACTAAATGCCCATTTACTATTATTATCTCTATAATAATCATTTATTATTTGTAATGCACCAGAATTAACAAAGACATCATCAGAACCCATAAATTTTATAATATGTCCTGTACATTCATCTATACCCACATTCCATTTAGCAGTTATTCCATCATCTTTTAAATGATGGCAGTTAATATATGTAAATTCAAAATCATCTGAATATTCTTTACATGTATCAAATATTGTGGCATCTTCACTCTCATCCACAACAACAATATCAAAGTCTTGAAAAGTTTGAACCTTTATAGAATTAAGCAATTCTCTCATCCATTTTGGCCCGTCTTTTCCTCTATCATGAGTAGGAATACAAATAGAGATATTTTTCATAATATAATCCAATTAGGGTAATAAAGATCTATTGTATCTTTGTCTGCATATGCAGGCCCAAACCACATCTTTGGTGCGATAACTTTTTTATTAGGATTTGAAATCAACCAAGCACCCCACCAACTCATAGAACTATTTGCTATTATAGCATGAGAACATAAAGACATCAAGCATAAGTCAGTGTATGGTGTAAAAGAACCATCAGAATACTTATCCTCTGGTTCAGATATCAAAAATCTATCACCAGAAAAGAACTCCTGTTCTTTTACCCAATCAACAGAATCAGAAAATACAATCACAGGTTGTTTTGAATCAAAGTGTGATAACGCTTTTTCATAATATTCTATGGGTTGTACAGGATGCATCGATCCACACTGTGTGTAAGACCATTTAAATCCACGAGGATCTGTAAGATTAGGATCTCCTCTACGAACATGAAGCATAATAGGTTCACCATCAATAGATTCTATCATCTCTTTACAAGGTTCTAATATGCTATCATGAAAAGTAAAGTCTTTTCTTATTTCATCTTTAACATTATAAAAATATCTCCATGATTGAAAAAAACCATAAAGACTTGTATTGTCCTCAATAGTATCAACAAGTTCTTTACTAAAATGAAAATGAGGTTCTTGTGTATAACCACAAGGATCTAATATTCCTTCATTCCTATCAGGTGATAATTTAAAACAATCATGTAAACTATAATTCTCAATGCCTTTATTCTCTGGTGGTGGTATCATCCAATCATAATTATTCCATTTTGCGATACCACGAAGTGCAGCATACTCAAACATTTGATTTCC